CCAGGCCAGTCACGCTCTTCCAACGTCTCAAAACCGTTGGTTTTTAACCACTTAACCTGTTTACGGTCAACTTTGCGCTGACGCGTGGGGCGCAGCCCCATCTGACGCATTTGCTTGTCTTGCGGGTCGTCTTGAAAGAACACCTGCCCGTTCGGGTACAGGTTCAACGTCGCCGGTTTGTGCTCGTAGTAGAAGTATTCAGCGATGCGGATGGTCATCTCACCCACCCACTGACTGAGGTCTTGGTCGCCCACGCCTTGCGCCATAATCGAGGTCACGGGCGAGGCTTTCGGATACAGGCGGTGATACTCGTCTTTGGTGATCTCTTCCGTAATGAAACACCACTCGGCGTCAGCGCCGCATGGGTCTTGAATCATCGGGTCCATGTAGACCGAAAACGGGTTTCTGACCCGCCCGATCTTGATGTCCTGGTCAAAGCTCGTCTCGTCGCAATACTCCGTCAGTAGCCGGATGTAGCCCTCACCGTGCACGACTTGGTTCTCGCACGCCGTGTCGTAGGCGACGTCTGCGTCGCTAATGTACTCAATGTGCCGCACGATGCCGTCCAGCACCTCGGCCATCTCAACGTCTGCCATGTCGTCGACCGGGATGACTTTGCCCGACGGCCGGTTCTGACGTTGATCGTTCGTGACCTGCCGGACGTGTTGCGGCAACTTGTTGATCGTCAGGCAGGGGCGCGCGTTGATCGTCTGACCTTGGGCGCTCCCGCGCGTCTTGAGCACGTCTGCGGGCCATTGCCAGTTGTTGTCTGGCGAGCCCGCCATGAACCGAAGATCATCAAGCTGATCTTGTCGACTGTCAGAGTATGCGGACATCGCCACCCGCAGGCGCGTCCGCATGGTGTCAAGAACATCCTTCACTTTTTGCCTTTTTTGGCGGTAGCGGCGCGTTTGGTTGCGTACGCGATCGCCACCGCTTGCTTTTGCGGTTTGCCGCGCGCCATTTCAGTTTTTACGTTCGTACGGAAGGCGGCGGGGCTGGCTGACTTGACGAGGGGCATAATTACCTCTTTTTGGCTGTTTTGGCAGACTCTTTGAAGTCCTTGGCTGTCGGCGCGCCTTTGGTGCCTGGCTTTCGCATCTTTTCACCCGACCCGGCAGCGATGCGAGCACGTTTGTCGTTGATATTTGCGTACAAACCGGGTTTCGTTGCCATGTCAACACTTCCACCGTTTGAGCGCCGCCTTGGCGCGTTCGCCGTCCTTGGCCTTAGCCGCTACCCCAGACATTCTCGCGCAAAAGCTCGCTTTGCGGCCTTTGTCGGCTTCCGTCTTCGGGTTTGGCGCGGGCGCCTTTAAGTTACTACCCGTTTCGCGATTGTACTTGGCACGCCCCTTGGCTGTCAGCCCGGCACCTGCTTTAGTCGGCAGCTTCTCGCCCCGACCGACCGACAGACTGACGGACTTCTTGCTCATGCGCCCATCCAGCCTGCTGTTTGGCTGACCCGGTCAGCGTAGACGGTCTGGCGCTCAGGCTTATAGGACGACTGACGCGAGGCGACCGGGAACGCAAACGTACACGCTAGTGCGTCTGCGGCGTCCGGTGATGCAAGTCCTCTAGCCTTCATGTCCTTCTTGCTCTCCAAGAAGATCGTCCCGGCTGAATCCGGTTTAGTCTTTGGGCCGGTCAAGTCCGCTTTCAACTGCCGATCGTTTGGAATACTAGCAGAGCGTAGCCAGTCGCGCACCGCGCCCCACAGCTCTGCCCGCTTGTTCCCCCACATGATCGGGTTCTTTGACTTCCACCCAAAGTTCACCCCACGCACCTTATACCGCTGTTCTGTCAGGCGGTCAAGTATCCCATAGCCCAGCCCGCCCTCGTCGATGACCGTCAGTGTTGGCTTGAACTCCTCGATCGCGTCGATGACGTGCCCGACCGTTGTCATGGTGTCGTCGCCCCTGTACCGCCGAATGTGCTTTAGGTCACGCCCTTGGCGCACCACAATGACCGTCGAGTCGGCGCCCGATCGCGCTGGGTCGATCCCAATCACGATCGGTGCGTCTGCGTCCTTATACTGCGGGCGCCCCGCTGCTTCGTTTACCAGGTACGGTGGAATGAACTGATCGTCGCCCGCGCTTGGAAACTCCCCGTACACCTCAATGCGGGCCTGCGGGCTGTCGCTGCCATACTCCGCAATGATCTGCTCGTAGATCGCCTTGTCTGTATCCTCCACGTCGCGGGCGTCGATGTGCTCTGTATGCCAGAACTCCCGTTTGGAGTTAAAGCACTCAAAGAAGTAGCCTTGATTTCGCCGAGGATTGCTAAACGCCGTCCAAAAGCGATTAGGCGTGTTTTCAGTAAAAAAGCCCTGGGCCACGTCCCAGATCGAGTCTGGAATGCCCGACGCCTCGTCAAAGATTAGCATTACGCCGTCGTAGTTGTGCAGACCGGCGTAGGCGTCCGGGTTCTCCTCCGACCAGAGGCGCCCCTCGATCGACCAGAACCGTGTGCCCTTCTTCAGATCACGCTCCACGATCTCCGCCAGCCACTTGGCCGGGCTAACGCGCGTTGCGCTGATCTCGAACCAATGACTGTTAATCAGCAGTGCCTGCCACTTTGTAATCTCCGCCCAAGTGATCGACCGAAGCTGCGCCTCACTATTCGCCGACACAATAGTGGTGGCGCCGATGCGGGTCGTCAACATCCACAGCACGAGCCATGAGACAAGTGCCGACTTCCCGATTCCGCGCCCCGAGGCGATTGCGCTTCTGAAGACCTTGTAGGCGGTAGCGTCGTCGTTGTTTTTAATGTGCTCGGCAATCTTCCTGAGCAGGCGGCGCTGCCACTGACGCAAGCCTTTATGATGCGCGAGCGGCGTGTTGGGCTGGCCCCACGGAAACGCAAATAAAACGAACGCCTCAGGATCGTTCTTGATTTTGGCGGACCACAGGCGCGACATCAGCGTCTGCTCGTCCGCTGCTGAGTAGATTGGCTGTTGCATCTATGGTGTCCATGTCGATGACGCGGCGCTCGGCCGCTTCCAGCGCCGATATGACGCTGATCTGCTGACTGACGTCGATCTGCACTTGCTGTTTGGCGACCCAGTCGTGCTTGTGCTTCAAGATGTCAAGTGCGACCTTGGCGTCGCCTGCGGCAGCCGCCGCGTACAAGGTGGTACTGAGATCACGTTCGGCGTCGGCGCGCCCCTTCTGCTCAGCCAACTGCGCCAGCGGGTCCATCTCGCACAGTCGCCGGTACTCTGTCGGCAGCAACCCCGCAGCAAGTGCCAAATTATCTCCACGCAAGCCGAGCTTGGCCGCATCGTATATCGCTTGCAGCCTGGCTTCAGTCGCACGCAGTTCGCGTGCAGTAAGGGGCAAACTTTGAAACATAGCGCGAGTGTAGCAGAGTTGGCGCGGGGGTCAACCGTCAGCCGTCTGCTGTTAGCTGTGTAGCAGTTTACATTTAAAAAATAAAAAATTGTTTGCGGCCCTTCCGTTTTTGACCGTTCGGCCGCTCGGCCCTGCCCGGGGGCCGTCCGCCGGCCAGGCGCGTGCCTCTCCCCGCCAGCGCTGGGTCACATGGGCACGCCCCGAGCGGGTCGACCGTCGCACCGCGTGCGACCAGGCGCGCGCCGTGCGCATGGGCCAAATGGGCCATATGGGTCGACGGTTTGCCGTTGACCCATATGACCCCTAGTCAATGGGTCATATGGGCGCGCCCCGAGCGGGTCGCTGGCACGCGGTGGGGGCAGCGGGGGCGCGGGGATGGGGCGGCGGGGTGCGATGGGTCATATGGGCCATATGGGCGGGGGTATTTTAGTCGGCGCCGTACAATACTACGGTTAGTAAGTACTAACTTACATTTCAATTTTCTAAATTTGAGTGTAAGTATTGAATTGACCCATTTAACCCATTAGCTGGGACGCGCGCGCGTGCAGGCGCGCCCAGGGCACCGCCCAGGGCACCGCCCCGCATCGCATGGGTCAAATGGGCACGCCGCATCGCATGGGTCAAATGGGCGCGCCCATTAACAGCGTAATAGAATCAGTTGCACGATAAAAAATAGCGTGCTATTGTTCCGATCGTTGTCACAAACTTTGGAGCACTCACAATGAAAGATTTCCTGGTCGCAATCTTTTGGGGCGCCGCCGCCATCGTCGGAATGTTCGCGTACGCTGCCCTGGCAATGTACGTCGTTGGCCCCCGCTAACCCTCCCCCGCGCGCCTACGGGCGCGCCCTTCACCCACTGGAGCAATCATCGTGAAAATCACCGTTGACCATGCCGTAATCAAGTCCCTGCTTTTGATCGCCGCAAAGCAAGACGTCCGCTATTATCTGAACGGCGTATACGTCGACGTCACCGACAAGCACGCCGTGCTAGTCGCGTGCGACGGCTACCGCCTACTGGCCTACCCGCTCGCGCCGGACGCGATCGAGGCGCCCGCGCCCGGTCAGTACATCGTCCCGCGCGACTTGCTCGACAACATCAAACCGGCCAAGGCGGGCCGCCATACCCTGCCGATCGTCATCACCGTCGACAAGGCGCCCGACACGCCCGATCCCGAGCGCGCCGGCGTCACCATCAAAGGCCGCACGTCCATTACCGTCACGGGCGCCGTCACCGTCACGGGCGCGCCCGTGAACGGTGTATACCCCGATTGGCGGCGCGTCATACCGCGATCGACGTCCGGCGAGATCGCGCAGTACCAGATGGACTATCTCGCGGACTTCGGCGCCGTATGCAAACTACTGGGCGGTAAGTACTCGCCCGTCATACATCATAACGGCAGGGGCGGTGCCGTCATCACCAACCTTGGGCCGGCGATCGGCGTTGTCATGCCCTTCCGCATCGACGCCGCTGACCATCCATACGCCGCGCCCGACTGGCTCGCGGACTAACAGTCACCCGCGCGCCTCACCTCACCTCGAGGCGCGCCCTCAACCCGTCACCTACTGGAGCACAAAATGGACCGATCCAGCATCATGCAAGCACTCGACGCGTTCATTG